ATACCATCATTGCAGCAACGTCATGTGGCTGAATTGAAAGTTCACCAGTGCGCTCTGCTACACGTTTGATATAACTTTCCCACAAGGTAGCAGTCATACTGAAATCGTCATATGGGTCTCCGTAATCAACGTTACGGTCTCCTACGATTATCGTAATAGCGTCTTGTAAGATTTGTTCACGCTCGGTTTTAGCCATGCTATCTCCCTATTGTTTACCTTTTGAACTAGTGTAGCGAACTCTTTGATGTTTTCAGCCCTGCGAGCATTAATTAATTGAGCGTTCCAAGGTTGGTTACGCAATACCGAAACAATTCCAACTTTCTCTGCCTGCAAGTAGTAATCAACATGGTCATCAATTATTGCCGATTCTCCAGTGGCAACATGAGAAACAATTGTTTTATCGTGAGTAAAAAATAAATGGTCTGGAACAATGCCGTGTTTTTCTAACCAGTGTGCTGTTTGCCCCCATGAAGTGTATGGGCGTGCAGTTACTACATGGATGCGTACATCTGTTTGGCGTAGTATTTCCCAGGCTTCTTGAACACCTTCCATAGGTGGTTCTGAAGAAAACAAATTGTGCGTTTTAGCGCCTTCTTCTAACAGCCGATGAAATTGGTCTAGTTCTAGTCCCCAAGTTTTATAAAAATCCCACGTTTGTGGGTCAGGGTAGTGACCCTTGCCAAGTTTGTCTTCGCAGTACTTCCTAAACGCTTCATAAAACGGGTATGTAACCCCGTCCATGTCAATGCCTACGTCAGTGATTCTGCGATGCTCTATGTTGTTCATTTTGTAAAACCATTTCTATACTTCTAAGTGTGTGCTCTCTTGGGTTACTGCACACAGGTGGATAAGTGTTACTTAATACTGAAACACTTAATCCACATTCTGGACATTTGTAATCATATGGCAACTTCTTCTCTGCCATAACTATTCTTCCTCTACCTCCATAATTTCACTGTACATAGCATCTGTGGCGGCTGGTCCCAATCCTCCGTACGGCATTGGGTTAGCAACCTCAGCAGCCCGTTGTCCAAACAAACGTGAAAGAACACCGCTTGAGCCACGAGCCTCTACTTCAAATCGTACCAAATCTCTGGTGTCGGTAATACCTTTGAACTTTTCAACCATGTCAAACACTCTGTCCATTTCTTCTGACAAGGCTGGGTCCATTCCTTGACCTTCAAGTTCTTCGGCAAAGCGAGCGAACAACACACGACTCACTTGCATCTCTAACATTGCCCTCAATGCACTTTGTAACTGGTCTTTAGTGCGAATCTCAATTGGAAGGTTATATGCACATTCTGTATGTTCCTTAAAACTAGGACATTTAGAAGCGAGATAACAATTATCGCACTGTCGTAAAGGGTTGGATTTATACCTTAAAACCGATACTTGTTCAGGGGCAATTTCAATAGATTCTCCTTCATTATCAACGGTTTGAGAGCCTATTGAAGTAACGTTCTCAATGCCTACTACAGGCAACAATACACGCTCTGACTCGTGCCGCTTCTCAGGAGGTGGTATAACAATACTTCCCCCCCTAAATGACGCATTATCTGGACTACCACTTTGTGGTGACATAATTGTTATGTCACTTGTTTTGATTACTTCGTTATCGTCATCACTGCCTGTTTCCATGTGGTCATAGCCCCCAAAAACTCTCTGCTCGTACAACTTCCATGATTTAATTGCTAACTCTGCAACGGCATCTACTTCGTCATTGATGACTGATTCGTACGATATACCTAGACGTTCAATGTCTGCTCTGTGTCGTTTGCGTGCTGAATCCTTTTGTTGGGCAGGGTAACGGCGTAACCCATGACCTGTCCATACCTGTGTTTCCCCGTAACGTACAGCACTACTCCAAGAACCAACGACTACTGCTTCCCACTCCACGTTTTCAATTTGTTCAGGCTTAGATGTAATCCCAATGAGGCTGGCTGTCCAACGCTTGGCAATACTGTTAATACGAGCAGGTGGGTGCGCTGACAGGGCTTTGTCACTAATGGCAACTCGTCCATAACGTTGGCACAGATAGTTAAAACGTTCTAGGTCTGTTGGGTCATTCCAAATTGGAATGTATTTACTTCCTAACCAATCACCGTTGTAGTCAGGTCTGCCAATTACGTACGTTATATCATCGGCATTGGCTCGTAGAAATGCGTCATAACGTGCTACGTCTTCATCACCTTCTGAGGTGTATACCAGTAGTTCACTGTTATTAAACTTGTCTTTTAGGTCTAATACTTTTTTCTTTGGGATGCTGAAATGTGTAAGGTTTACCCCTAGTCGGGATACGCCTTGAGCAGTAAGCATGGAAGCATACATACCTTTCTCAGCACCGCCAAAGAATATCTTCATATTAGAACTCCATTGACATTACGATAATTGGCGTTCGCTCTCCCACCCACGCTCCAAGACAATTGTACTCAATATATTCCACAGCGTCCTCGTAGGACATATCCTTTACAAGAACGTCAACCATCTTTTGCCATGAGTACACCGCAAGAACTGGTTCGCCAATACGTTGGGAGTACCCAATCAAGGCATCATTAAACCCGTCCATAAGCAAAATATCTTCATCAATTTCTGCCAGTTCTTCAACAGTCCTTGTCATTCCGTCCACTCTCTCTCCGCTTTCTTTAGTGCTTGGTTTTCTAGTTCATTTGATAACTTATCCCATGCAATGATAGTCCTTGGCTCCTCCCATTCTGGTCGGATAGTAAAAGGAACTGATACTAAAAGTGTGGGTATTCCGTCTTTAAGTACTTTAGCAACTGCTTCAGGGTCGGTGTCAATATACCAGTCAATGTTGGTATGTGTTGCGTGCAATGCTCGTACTCTGTCTAAGCGGTTTTCTGAACCTTTTTCCCAGTGAAAATCAATTGAACCTGGTTTAAAGTTTTCTCGTTTTAACCATTCCATAACCAACTGGTGTTGGTGCTTTTCCACACCATTAACAAGTAAACAAATGCGACCGTTGTAAGCACTGAAGAATAAGTTCCATAACTTGCGTCCGTGTTTATTAGGTTGGCTGGCACCAAGTTCTTCAGCCCTGTGTGCGATTGCTTCAAAAGTAACAACTATCACTAGTTGTATAATCCCAATTCGGTGCGTTGACGGTGCGTGTAATACTCAGCGGCTGGGCAGTACATGCAGAGGTACTGGCGTTTTTCTACTGGAATACCCACCTTGCGACCAATTGTTTTTTCATCGTTACACCAGTCAATGCAACCTTGTTTAGGGCGACTATGGCGATTAAAGCATTTCAATGCGTCCACTTTTAGTTCGTCACGGAAATCTCTAATGTATACATCTTGCTCTTTAAGTTCATTTTTAAGAGCGGTCTCAACGTCAAGTTTACTGGCTGTGTCCTTGTCGGTTACAAAGATTACAGCCTTGCAATTTTCTGGGTCTGGTACTTGAGCATTGTGTCGGTCACACAATTCACGCAATTCCATGTCGTACTCTGGAGTTCCAGTGTATGGTTTCATTTTGTACATAACACCGTGTGTTTTGCAAACAAGTAGACGGTTCATTTCTTCAGCCATGTGGTGCTCCTATTAAATTGTGTTATGAGTGTATCTAGTATTTGTTATTCTTCAACTTGGTTGCCTGATGACTTCAAACTACCATCAAGGGCAAGACCTAAGAATTCACCTGTGTCGGGGTCTTCTAAGTAAGTAAATGGGTGAGGCATACGTCCACGAACACCTGTTTTACTTCCTTTGGCAACACGTACTCTAGAACCTACTGGTCGCTTTACCTTTGGGTCAAAAACATCCAAGCCTTGAGGTTGCCATTCGTATACAGCACCTACTCTTGGTCGTTGCGGACGACGGTTTTCGCTTCTAGATGTGTCATTTCCCCCAGCCATATATTAATTATAACCTACTACTCGTAACGTGGGCGGCGTTTAGGGTAATTACCAATATTACCGTAGGCTAAATTAACTTTGTAATCGTTTGAATGTTGCCCAAAATGACTGTAGTCGTAGTCTTCGTCATTTGGTTCTTCTATAAATGTTGCTGCTTCATTTCCTAAATGTGCTTTTGCCCAGTTGTCTGTGTACTCTTGCGGTTCAAACACACCTTGGTCAACATCCATGTCGTACACATCACTTGGACTCATGCTAAGAATGTTTCGTCCATTTTTTGCTCTAGTGTATTTAGTTTTTAACTTTTCTACTTCTTTTGCAGCACCACGTGCTGTAACAAACCCACGACTGGTGTGCACAAGTTCACCTGTTTCGTATACCCATCCACCTTCCTCTGCTCCACCGTAAGCATCTGACAATTCATGTACTACCGCACGGTATGGAGCAATTCTTTCTTTTAAGCGTTGACCACGAGTAAGATTTCGTGTGTTAGCACGGTGTGTTGCTTTTGCTGTACCTAAATCTGCGGCGTTCCAAACACCTGTAGGTCCATCTGGGGCTTCGTAGTCTGGAAGAAGGCTGTAGGGACCAGGATGTTCTTTACGCATCTCAGGGTTTGAATCACTTAGAGCATAACCAACTGCATGTTTTCCTAGTAAGGCTGCCAATGTAACGTGTTTAGATGTTTGCCCAGGTTTTGGAGGACTGGCAAGTCTTTCAATCTTTTCTGATTCTTGTGCGTACAAGCCTCGTAAACCATCCAAAGCCCATTCTGCATCTATTGCTCCTCGTGGATTGTCTTGACGTATTGAAACTAATTCTGCTTCTCTGGTGTGCATAGCATTTTTGTACAACTCTGCTGTACCCATTGCTTGTGTTAATTGTTTATCCCTACTTTCAGCAATGTATTTGTCATCTTTAATACTTTTTGAAAAAGTATCAGGACTTACAAGGTCTCCATAATCTTCGTAATTTCTTAAAATTTCACGTTGTTCGCCAGTATTTGCAGAAGTAGGTCTAATTAAAGAAGTGGCAATGCGTCGTTGCACCTTGGCAGTGCGAGACAATGAATCAGGGTTATCCCCTTCCATTCGGTCTACATTTACTTTTTTAAAACGCATATATGCCTACTTTGTTGGTTTAGCAATCCCAGGCTCTAAGAGATTTATTGATACGGCTATCGGGGTCGTTAGCAGTTTTGGCTGAGGTGTTTTTTTTCTTCATGCCTTCCATACGAGCACAAAAAGAATCACGACGAGCAGCAGATTTCTTAGATTTAGCAGCCTGCTCCTTCTTGACAGGGGGCTTAAGGTCTGAACCAGGATTTGCCTTTTCATATGATTTACGACCTTTTTCATTCAGCCCACCTTTTTCGTTCTTGCCTTCTTTGCGTTGCCACGCTTCTGATTTCTTGGTTGCCATTACTTTTTACCCTTCTTAGACACAGCCATGTTGTCCACAAGATTTGGGTACGGACGACCAGCAGCCTTAGCACGTGCTTTTGCTTCTGATTTTTGTTCAGGAGTCAACTTTGTTGATTTCTTTTTAGGGTTTGGTTTGTCCCAAACTTCTTTTTTAGATGCCATATTTTTTACCAATCGTGATTGTGTGGGTTTTTCATTAAATCATTATTTAACATCTCTGAGTGAGATTTGGCTTGCCATTCATAATCATACGGAGCAACCATTGGTTGTGGCATTTTGCCTTTACGATAAGCACGACTGCCCCAAATCTCACGGCGAGCAACTCCCCATATGATTTTAGGAGACTTACTAGAAGTCCAATCCTGGTTTACTGCTGTTGGATTATTAATTGGGTAATGATAATACTTGCCTGTTTTCAGACGTTCTAACCAGTGTTCATCGCCTGTAGGCATGGCTTACTTCTTTTTTTTAAGGTCTCTTGCTAATTCTGGACTAAGCATCCTTGTTACTGTTGCGCCACCACCCATATCAAAAGTAGTTTCAGTAGAAACTTCAGTTTCTGAATCTTGATTTTCCATAGATTCTTGTGGTGCACTCAACCCAAAAGCATGGGATTCACGTTCTTGACCTCGTTCCGTGCTTCCACGTTCATCGGCTTCTTGCATAATGTTTGACAATGAGACACCAAGACCACGCTTTGGTCGGCGGTTTGGGTTGTCTTTTTCTTCTTTACCTCGTGCCATTAGTGTCTTCGCCTTCTTCAATGGGATACATCTCAATATCATTAGGAAGCATTTCTTTGGACTTTTTCTTTGCTCCACGCTTTGTCCAATATCCTGTTTGCAATTCATGAGTCATGTCATTTTCAACGTCATAGACAGTTGGGGCGTATTGAAAGCCCACCTCGTCAATAGACCTCATAAGAGGACGTGAACCTTCATACTCATTCTTTGAAAAGCCCTCTGGACCTGTAAATCCAAAATGCTCCATCGTTCCAGCCACACGTTGTTGTGATTGAAACGCTTCGGCGGCTGCGTTAACACGTGCGTATGGGTCAGTGATTGCTCTACCTTGACTATCTGCAAACGGAGCAGTACGGGAGTTATATGCTTGTGGTTTTAGTACATTGGTAAAAAACCCAATGCGAGTAGCAGGACGTGCTGGTCTACGGTTTGGGTTATGTTCTTCGTGTGTTCCACGTGCCATTAGCGCCTTCTTCCATACGCTGCTGTTGGAGCATCTGCCAATCCAGAGCGTTGTACTACATCGTATTGCATCTGAAGTTCTTCAGCACGAATAGTAGCGTCAGTAGGGTCTACTACACCACCACGGTCTGGAGTAAGCGCTTTAAACTTACCGTCTGTAGCACCAAGTACTAGGTCACGGTTAAGTGAACGTGATTCATTGACTGCCAT